ACGGTTAACTGGTCTACCACGTTGCAGTCTACCGTCTCTACGAATGACATAATGATAACCGATACCGTCTTGTCCCAATTCAATTTGCATATTATTCACTTCAATGGAACCGATATTTTTATTGGTATAAGTTTCGGTTGCATGAACAATAACTTCAGTGATATCTCTTTTCACCGAGGCAAATTCAGCATCAAGTTCTTCGACAGATGCGATATAGGTAAATGTATCATCGGGAGTATTTCGACCACTCCATTTCTGATTATTCTCATCTACTGGTACAGATTCATCAAATAAACCAGCATCAATAATAACAGAACCACTAATAGTAGTATCTAGTTTTTTCATCCTATCATCAATGGTCGCAAGCTCTTCGGACGCAGCTGCAATCTCTGATTCTGGAATACCTCTTCTTCGTGCTTCATCCACAACAGCATTGTTCAAGTCTGTTGCGGTTGGTTGTCTTCTTGCATCTTCTAAAACAGATTTCATTTTTTCAGATACGTTGGGTGATTTAGTAACCAGTGTTTTTACTGCATTGACTTTATCGGTGTCATTACCCAAAGAGAATTCTTTTAGAATTGCTCGTCTCTCACTCTCTGTAGCAGAAATACCGCCAGGCACTAGGTTCTCAATATAACTTGATGCTGCACCAGAAATACCTTCGGTTAGATTCTGTAGAACACCACCTAAACCCTCACCAATTCGTTCATCAAAATCACCAACAAAACCATCAACTTCTTTGGTGAAGTCATTTATAGCAGAAAGAGTATCGCTTAATCCAGTGGGCAATACACTACTTACTGACGGGAAGGTCTTCAGTTCAGCTTTAATTCGTTTTACGTCAGCAATCATTCCTTTGATGCCAGTATCGTTTATGACTTGGTCACCAACACCTTCAAGTCCAGAGAACAATTCATTACCGAAATCTTTTATACCTGCTTCAATTTTATCTTGGAATCCTTTGACCTTATCATTTAACTCTCGAATTGGAGCGAGCGCTTCTATTTCTGGTAATAGGTCACCAATCGATAACACGGATAATGCGGCCGATATTGCACCAAAGAATCCACCACCACCACCCAATCCAGTAGCGTTTTGTGCTTCAATAATCTCGGTGAATGCAGATATTTCTTTTAGTGAGTCGGCAGTTTTAGATTCGACCAAAGAGGCACACTCAGCAATACTCTGAGGTGTTCCGTCTGATACAGCTTCCATTCCTGAATTGGGGTTGTTACACTTGATTGCAGGAAGACCTGTCAAAGAAGTGATAGTCGTTCCAGACTGATTAATACTTGGTTTCTTAATACCACTGAGACTAGGCATCTTGTCTGTCAACAAACCGATACCAGCACTAATTGCTTCTTCGGGAGAACTTGCAACTTGACCAATAGTCTTAATACCACCCAATACTTCACCATCAACTTTACCGACTAGGGTCGAAGTCTTGACAAACTTTTCATCTATTGCCTTTGTGGCTTTATCTTTGAATATATTATTCTCGGCAGCCTTCTTTCGTGCTTCCGCTTTTAGATTAGTATTCAAATCATCTTTTAATATCATTAAACTATCCTATCCATCATACGTCTTGCGAGTAGTTCTATTTGTTTTACTGTTGCGGCATTATTCAAATAGTATTTACCGACAATGTGACATATGCCTTTACTCTCAAGTTGTTTTGATTGTAACAATCTAATGTTTGCGTTAGATTGCGAACCATTCAACTCATATGCAATAAATGATAACTGTGTTAAAAAATTCTCAAACTTCGGAGAAAACTTTTGAAGTTCAGCATAACGGGTTATGTTAAAGTTTGCCAGACCTTTTGATTGTGTATTGACACCAGTACGCATTCCCGAAGAATACGATAGTCCAGCAGTAAGACCGATAGACTGTTTTATCGAGTATCCCAAATTTAAAAAGAATTGTACTGCGGTCTTCTCTCGCTGTTGTTTGACCAAAGTAGAGATATTACCCGAATTTGTATTATCAATATCAATATCTTTAGGTTTTACGGCTGCAACAAGATTCTCCCAAACGGTTTCTGGTTTATTATCTTGACCGACATCCTCTTTCTTCTGACCTTTTTGTACGGTAGTTGGGAACTCTATATGGGGAAGAGAACCAAATACAACAGGTGTCTGTGAGTTCATGCCATCGACAAAGAAACCAAATACCAATGCATTAGGTTGTAATTGTGGCATTCTACCGATACCAGAGATTCCGCCTTCGGTAGTTGGTGTGAGACATTGCGCCCAAGGTAGGTCTGCTTGTGGGATGAGTCTGGTCGATGGTGTATGTAATCCGTGTACACGAATCTTCACTCTACCCTCATAACCGTATGGGGGTGATGCGTCAATAACAGTTGCAATGAACCATCTTGTATTGTCACCATAGAACTCTGATAGAATGGGTTTCATTATTTAAGTCTCTCCATCTTACACAGATTCAATGCGACCGAATGTTGTGTTCCAGCAAATGTATGTCTGGTGTCATAGATGATAAAATCACCTGATTTGTTCTTGTCTATTAGGTCATCTTCGGTAGCTGTTATAGACGATTCAACATTGTCATTAACAACTTTTAGATTTATAACATCACCGACACTTGCTTTAGAAACAATAAAACCAGCCCCTTCTACCACAATATTCATCATATTTTTGTACAGACCATTTAATATTGCACGTCTTTCCAGTTTCTTTTTAAATTTACTTCCGTCATATTCGTCATGATAACTCTTATGTCTACCATAAGTTCCAGTAGAAGTTACTGTGTGATAGATATGTGAATTAAATTCATCCGAAAGAATTCCGTTTAACTTGAACTCTGGGTCAAATATCGCTTGACTGTCACCAATGATTTGATTCTTTTCTAGTCTATCTAATGTTTTTCTCATACTATGATGACCAGAAAATATCTGACCAGTGTTTAGATTGGTGTTTTGTAATTGAGAACCAATCGCACCTTCCTGAATAAGTTTCAGAGTGTTTGCTTGTTTACTGGTAGTTAGTGATTTGATTGTAAACGTTTTCTCAAATTCTGTTTGTGTTTCTGCGTTGGCAATGTTGGCTGGGTTATATGTATAGGGCAACATTGTGTTAAACGCTTTTTGTGATAACATGGAATCCAGATTACCGAGACGTAGATTGTCATCATGCATCGAAGCATAGGCAAAGAACGGAGAACCTGTGACTGTTGTTGCTCTTGTGGTTAACCACTTGATTGCTTCAATAGGACTTAGATTGGGAATGATACCTTTCAAGTTAGTTTGTATAGGCACACTCTTCGACCCATTAGGTAAAAATAGATATGAAAGGTCGATATCAAGTTTCATTTCGGTGGCTAGTAGTCGAATCAAAATCTCATCAATACGACCATTAAATGATTTACTAATCTTCTTTACACTGGATATAAACGCATGTTCGTCCAAGAGTGTAAACACAAACATACTAGATTTTGCGTTATCATTTGACTTGACAGAACGTTCAATACCTGTCATAATAAAGATACGTTCAAATACCGTATCTAAATCATTATCTACGGATGCCATTGTGATTTTGAATCTTTCGGTGCCTTGGAAGTTGATTCTATCAAACAATGCTTTGTCATCAAGAATAACAACCTGTCCTGTTAGATAAGGTTTATCCAAACTTTCAAATACCGTAAACTCCGCAATAGAGGTTCTGACATCAAAGGAGTTTGACTCAAAACCGCCAAAGCGGTCTGAACTAATAGACGCTTCAGTTATCTTAAACTGTTGAGACTGTGATGGTTTAGATGAACCAACCATTTATCTGGCCTGTTTTTGGAAGTTGATGAATTCGGCTACTACCTTATCAATGACGGATGCTTGTAAAACAGTAATTAGTTTTAAATCATCGTTGGACATTTCCATTCGGCCTCTATGGGTGATAGGTAACCAAGTAGGGTTTGGAGTACCAAAGTCGAATAATGGTAAGTCTTGCCAAACACCATCAGCATCTTCGTAGTGATGTATTGCATTGTATTGTTCAGACTCTTTTATGAGTGTTGCACTATAAAATGCACCCTCTTGAGATGTGTAAGTTATTTGTTCGGTAGGACTAAAGTTATTACCACCTACAGTATCAATAATCAGTTGACCAAAGTCTAAACGTCTTGCAACGATAGTTCCTACCGTATCACTAACAGTACCCGTCACAGTTGTCCCGACAGGAAAGTTTTTCGCAATTTCTGAATTCGTTGTTACTGTTCGGTTTGGATACTTAGACTTTGCTGTTGATAGAATTTCGGTGTAGTCTATAGGCCATCCGTTTTGACGAATATTATCATTCATCAAATAAAAAGTCCAATAGTAATCAGTTGTTCCATATAACTTATATGATAGAGTATCAGGTCTTTCTCCTGAAATAATAGTGTATGGATTATAAAAAGAAATGTTGTCCTTTATGCCGTCAATTAAATCAACATACTGAGACAAGTCATCAAACATGACTGGTTTCTCGTTGTCACCAAACTTATAAGCTACGGTGTTGAAGTTACGGAAATATTTTGTAGTCATTAGAATCCATCCTCATCAACATCTTTTCTGTTGAGTGTTCTTGTTTCTTGGAACGCAAGAGTCATTTCAATCTCTTGGAAGTTACCATCCGAATGCATAGACATCGCAGTATTGTTATACGTAACACCAACATCTCTCAAGAAACATGGTTTGATTTTGGTTGCGATTTCTTTACCGTCATACTCAACATCAATTCTAAACTTATTCGGAAACTTATAACCAATAGAGATTTCACTATCACCGATAGGAATATTAATGTTCTCTGGATATAGTTCTGTTCTGAATAACTTAATAATTTCTTTTATTTCTTCGGCTTCTTTTGCTGAGGTTGAGATAAACTTAAATGCGAAAGAGAACTCTCTTAACCCTACAGATTTAAATAGTACACGAGTATTGGGGTTTGATGTTACACCCGTTGCAGACCTAAACGCACCCGAAACTTCGTCTGGGAAATTACTCATGATTTTTACGGTAGCAAGTTTTGCAACGTCTTTGTTTGCGCTACCCATTAGTCCCGCACCAAGAGTCTTTAATCCACCCTCCATCAATCCTTTGATTGCGCCTTCACCGCCCTTCAATCCAGCTTCAGCAGCTGCACCCATACCACCCAAGTCCATATTATCATATGCAACGTTATCACGATACTGTAGACCGACTGGTAAATATAAGGACACACGTCTACCCGTCTCGGACAATCCTTTAGGTTTTGTGACGGTTTTGGTTTTTGACTCTTCACCTTTGTGTTTAGTCACAGCTTCTTGTATTTCGGCTGGATTTTCAGACCCGATGGCATCTTTTATCTGTTCGACAAATCCTTTACCAAACTCAACAACTGTCGAAAGTGCGTTACCGATATCTGTCTCAGCTTCCTCCATCACATTAAAAACAAGTCTGCCTTTATAATCATCCGCATTGTTTAACGGATACTCAAGGTTTTTTACTGCTTTTGCTTCTTCAACTCCCTGAGTGGGTGGGGGGCTGGTGACCTTTCTAGGTTCCCTACCTTCAGAACGAGCAGCATTATTTTCTGCTATTTGTCTGAGAGCAAGGGTTTGGTCTTTTGTTATGGAATCAACCATTGTTTGTGTCCTATAAATACAATCAGTGTTTGTCTTTATTTATAAGGTTTGTATGGCATATTCAGGAAGATATCGAGTAAAAAATACTAAGAAGTATGATGGTGACTATACAGCTGTAGTTTATCGTTCGTTATGGGAGAAACACGCCTTCAAATGGTGTGACGATAATCCCAAGGTAAAGAAGTGGTCTTCCGAAGAAGTCATTATACCATATCTATATGAAGTTGACAAGCGTTATCATAGATATTTTATGGACTTGAAACTACTCATGGACGATGGGTCTACTTGGTTGGTCGAGATAAAACCAGACAAGGAACGTAAACCACCTACAGGTAGAAACAAGACTAAGAGATATTTGAACGAAGCGATGACCTTTGTTAAGAATCAAAACAAGTGGAAAGCAGCCGAAGAGTTTGCGAAAGACCGTGGATGGCATTTTGTTATATGGACAGAGAAGAACGAACCACTCAAGACTCTTATTCCCAAATCAACAAAACCTCTGAAAAAACTTAAACCTTTTCAAAAACGTAAAAAATGAATCACGCACTAATTATCACTGGAGCTAATATAACGTATCCAGTCGGATACAGTGGTCGTGATATACCTGTTCGTGGAACAGGAGCACACAGGATTGCTTCACATTTAAGAGAAGCGAGGGGATGGGACGTTGAAGTTTTGGACTTTGTTGATGCGTGGTCAGACGAAGAACTAAAAGATTTTGTTGATAGTCGGGTTACTCATGATACAAAATGGATAGGATTCAGTGTGTTCTTTACATACTCTATTTTTTCTGCACCACCGTTAGTAGTAAAACACAACAGGCTTATAAGATACATTAAAAAGAAATACCCTTGGATTAAAATTGTCGTGGGTGCAAATAAACTTGTAAATGTTATACGTCACGAGAATGTAGATTACTTTTCTGTAGGTAATGGAGAACATGCAATCGTTGCTTTGTGTGATTACTTTGTTGGTAATGCATCTGAACCAAACGTCAAAGAGATGACCAACCCATTTAATCTTATTGATATGACCAATAAGAAATTTAAAATCATTGATTGTTTCAAAGACTATCCCGCATTTCCACACAAGAACCCAAGAACATCATACGAGGAAAGAGACTTCATACAAAAGAATGAAGTGTTAACTATAGAGTTATCACGAGGATGTATGTTCAAGTGTACATTCTGTGACTATGCACCACTGGGTGTCAAGGGAGACCATACCAGAGATGCAATAAACTTTGAAGAAGAGTTGCGAGAAAACTACGATAGATGGGGAGTGACTCGTTACGTGCTTGCGGATGAGACTTGTAATGACCGTTCAGAGAAGATTGAGAAGTTTGCTAATGTTGTAAAGACATTACCCTTTCAACCTCAGTTTCATGGATTTGTTAGAGGAGACTTGTTTGTAAAACGAGCGAGAGAAGACTGGGATAATATGATTACTATGGGATTCACCAGTCACTCTATGGGACTTGAGTCGTTCAATCATGCGTCTGCAAAGTCAATCAGAAAAGGAATGTCCCCTCTTATAATACAAGAAGGGCTGTTGGCAGGAGAAGAATACTTTAGAAAAAATGTATTATCGGGTAATCATTATAATGGAACACTATCAATGATTGCGGGATTACCACACGAAACGTTTGAGACTCTTGACAATACTGCGGATTGGTTGAACAAGTATTGGAAGAACCAAGTAACAATGCATGGACTATACATATCGCAACACGTGGGTCATGATGGTATTGATGCGGTATCTGAAATAGAAAAAGACCCGTCAAAGTACGGATACACATGGAGAAATAAGACCCCTATTGATAGGATAGTTGAATCGTATTATTATACCAATTGGGAAGTAAAACGAATAATACCAGATAACGTTTCAATACATGATATGATAGAAAATAAAAATGTTGATTGGTTGAAACAAGAAGAACTAAAAGACCGAGCAAAAGAAACTATGCAACGTACATGGGTACATCCAAGTGGAGATTATGATTTTATTGATATGGTAGAATGGAGTGCCAAGTTTCAATCTGATAGAATACAAAAACTAGGAAGACCAGAGAGTCTAAGTGGCTGGCACATGCACTGGTACAGTGTATTAGGATACGACTTAAATGATGTATATTCGGGCAACCCCCCAATTATAGGTCAGGATGATGTTGACCGATACTATGATTTTATTGAAAACTATAAAAAATCTAAGATAAATTGGTATAAATAAAGACATGAGTAATATATTCAACAGACTAGAACTACAGGCATTCCGTGCAGGAGTTACTCCCCGTACCAAGGAATCTCGTGAATGGTTCAGAAAGAAAGCATCTAACATGCGTTCTATCAACCGTGAAGCGTTGATGAAAGAAGAACAATTGCGACAGAAGGCAAAGAGTGGTGTGGTCGGAACAATGCAGATGTTCTTTTACGACCCCAAATATAAAGACACGCTTCCCTACTATGATGCGTTTCCACTAATCATCGTGGTTGGGCCAGCAGAAGGCGGGTTCTATGGAATCAATCTTCACTATCTACCACCCATCCTTCGTGCGAAGATGTTGGACGCATTGATGGAAGTTGCATCTAGTAAGAAGTCTGACGATGCAAAGTTTAATATTACGTACAAAAGATTACAGAGTATTGCAAAACTAAAATACTACAAACCATGTTTCAAACATTACTTGAACAAACACGTAAAGAGTAAGTTCGCAGAAGTCCCTACTCCAGAGTGGGAGATTGCAACATTCTTACCGACTGCTCAGTTCCGTAAAGCAAGTTCGCAGAAAGTGTTCTATGATTCAAGGCAGATGATAGGTAAAGACTAATGGCAATTCGTATTGACGATTTCAAATCAGCGGTAGGTGCTGGTGGTGGTATAGCTCTGGGGAGTCTGTACAAGATTTTCCTACCCCCGATTAGGGGTGATGCAAGAACACTAAACATGTTATGTAAAGCAACCTCTTTGCCTGGCAGACAAATCCTATCAACCGAAAAACAAATGGGTCTTGATACTACTAAGATTGCATATGGTTATGCTGTCGAGGATGTTCAGTTGACATTCCATTGTCTTAATGATATGAAAATAAGAGAATACTTTGAGACATGGCAGAACCTTGCGGTCAATCAAGAGACCAAGGAAGTCGGATACTTTAACGATTATACACACCCCGTGATTATTCAACACATTAAGAAAGGTGTATCGTTTCCGATTAAAAAGAAAAAGATTTTTGATTCTGGTAAATTACCTTCGTCTATTGCGGGTAGATTACCAAGACTAGGGCCACTCGACCTTGCACAAGGTGAGTTCGATTTGAACGCAGTATTTGGTGATGATATCACTTATACTTTAGTCCTAGATAAGGCATACCCAACAACATTGAATTCAATTGAGTTGAGTGATGACGGACAGTTACTTGAAGTGTCGGTACAATTATCGTACAAGAACTGGAAGTCTAAAAAAGGTGACAGCGTAGAAAATGATTTCATTGAAGGTCTTGCTGGTGAACTGATTAGGAAATTTTTATAACATTTGGAGAATATAATGGCATTACCTAAGTTAAATAGTAACCCAAAGTATGAGATGGTAATTCCATCGAAACAACAGACGGTAAGATTCCGTCCATACTTGGTAAAAGAAGAGAAGGTTCTTCTTATGGCGTTTGAGAGTCAAGATACTGTTCAAGCGATGAAGGCAATCATTGATACAATTGAAGTGTGTGTTGACGATAAAATTAATAAACAAGAACTCACTACATTTGATGTTGAGTATATGTTTACCAAACTTCGTAGTAAGTCAGTCGGAGAACGTAGTAATCTAAACGTTTCTTGTTCTGAGTGTAAGACTGCAAACGAAGTATCAATTAATATTGATGACATTGAAATTGAGATGGATAATCCAGTACAGACCATCGAACTTCAAGAAGACATTAGTATTGAGATGGGATACCCGTCAGCTTCTGTTCTTATGAACATGAAAGAAGGTATGTCTCAGACCGAACAATTGATTGAATTAATTGTCTATAGTATTAAAAGTATTATGACTGAAGAAGAACAGATGAATGCAAGTGATGTGTCGAAAAAGGAATTATATGAATTTGTTGACTCTATGACTGGTGACCAGTTCAAAAAAGTTAGCGAGTTTGTTTCGACTATTCCAACATTAACCAAAGAAATTGAGTTTGATTGTAACGAATGTGGCACAGAAAATAAACATACGTTATCAGGCTTTACTGATTTTTTTTAGTAAACCTTTCCCATGATAGTTTGATTAATTATTATCAAACTAATTTTTCGTTAATGCAACATCATCACTATGGTTTAGGTGAACTAGAAATGATGATACCGTGGGAAAGGGAAGTTTATGTTTCTCTTCTTACTGATTATATTAAAGAAGAGAACGAAAAAATGAAACAACAACAGGGTAGATAGATGGCCGAGGAAATGCATCCCGCAAAAGGGGCAGGTAGAGACAGCGATTCTCAGAAGAACCTTCTGAGGAAAGTAATCAACACGCTCAAAGAAAACCATACTCAAGATACAAACTATAATGTAGAAAAGGTGAGTATTGCCAAGGAAACCAATACACTATTAGATAGTTTGGTTGGTATGGGTACGGATGCAGAAAAAAGAGACCAGAGTGAAAGGGGTGATAAGAAAGAAGAAGAGATAGAAAGAAAAAGTCTCTTTAAGAAACTTGCAAATCTACCATCATCATTAAAGGCAGGACTACAGACAGCAAAAGACGCTCCTAGTAACCTCATGAGTTCTCTTGGCAAGAAGGTCAAGGGATTCGGTGGTATGCTTGGCAGTCTAGCAAAAGGTGCTGGTATCGGCATCCTTGCGATTGTTGCTGTTGCTGGTCTTATGTCGTCTGGTCTGATTGATGGTGAGAAGGTCAAAAAGAATGTTCTGAGTCTACTCAGTATCGGTGATGAGATGAACTTGGCCAAGTTGGCCACTCTTATTGCATTTCCTACTGCAATGAAACAAATTGCAACTGGTTTAGTATACTTCTCTGCTGGTGGTGGTATCGCTGGTATGACTCAAGGGATATTAGATAAGTTTGACCAAGGTAACTGGGCAGAGACCACAAAGAAAAATGTTCTAACCTTATTGAGTATCGGTGAATCACTAGACGCTCCTAAACTTGTAACACTTGCGTTATTCAAACCCGCAATGATGGCATTGGGTCTTGGTCTTGCGGCATTCGGTATTGGTGCTGGGATTACTGGTGTCTCACAATTAATAGATTTTGATGCACATAAAGTAAAAGACCAAGTTGGCACATTACTATCCATCGGCGAACACGTAGGTAGTATTGGTGATGCCGCATGGTTAACTGCATTTGCTCCTGTTATGACTGGACTAGGTCTCGGTCTGGCCGCTTTTGGTATTGGTACTGGTGTTGGTGGTATCACACAATTAATAGATTTTGATGCACAATTAGTAAAAGACCAAGTACTCACACTGTTAAGTATTCCCGAAGGTCTCGATAAGAGCGCTCTAGGAATGTTGGCAGAGGGAGGCGCTGTTGCTCTCGCATTAGGTGGTCTTGGTGTTGGTCTTGCTGTGTTTGGTGGCGGTCAAGTAGTTAAAGCACTTGGCGACTTCTTCTCAAAGGATGACTTTGCAGAAAAAACTAAAAACCAAGTAAACACACTTTTGTCTATTGGTGGAGAAGACTCCTCTAATATGTTGACAAGGGCGAATAATGTAAGAGACGCTATGGTATCATTAGGTGCTGGTCTCGGTGTATTTGGCGCAGGTAACTTTGTATCCTCTCTTGCAAATGCAGCTTCTAGTATTCTGAACTTCATGACTGGTGGTCAATCACCTATAGAACAAATGTTGTCAATTGCTGACAGAGAGACTGAAATCAATAAGGCATCTCGTGGTCTCACTCGAATGGCAGATGCACTGCAAAAGATGTCTGGTATCAACATCGGGTCTGGTTCAATAGACATCGAAGGTATGTTAGATAGTTTTGGTCATCTTCCTGCTCTATTGGGTGGACTGGCAAATGGTGGTCAAGTCGAATTTGAAACAGCAGGTTTTAACAAAAAAATTGACTTTAAGAAAGGTATTCTTGACCCATCACTTAAAGTTCCAGAGATTACCGCAACGATGAATCAGGTTAACTCTGCGTTGGGTCTTGGCCCT